ACGGTGGACACCGACATGTCGCCGCCGTTCTTGAAGTGATCCAGTTCCGTCTCGTCCTCGAACGTGCCCTCAAGCTGGATGTACTTGCGGTCAGAGCGGCGGGCGTGGGTCAGAAGGCGCGTGCGAGCCTCGTTGTACTCCTCCTGCAACGGCACCATCGCCGCCACGTCAGGGTAGGGCTCCCAGCGTCCAGGCACCTCGTTGAACTTGAGGAAGACGTAGGGACCATGCTCAATGCCCTGCGGGATCTTCTCGCGACGCAGGAAGAAGTCGTTCACGTCGGAGCCGGTCGGCGGAGACTCCACCAGCACCAGCACCTCGTTCTTCTCGAAGTCCCAGATCTCGTAGCCACGCACCCGAGTCTCGTCCTCGGAAACGGCGTCGCTGTCCTTGGCCTGCATCCCATCCTTGAACAGTTGGGTGGACACCTTCAAGTTGTTGGGATCGTTGTCGTCGGCGGGCTTGGCCCCCAACATCTCGGTCCCCTGTACCTGCTTGGCGTGCTTGAACAGCGGGTCGTTGCGGACCTCGCGCAGCGGGCGTACCCATTCCTCGATGATCCATCGGTGCTGCCGGAAGTCGTTCTTGCCCTCAGGGTCGAACAGGAAGTTCTCAGGCGGCACCCACTCGATGAAGTATTCCCCCTTGCCGGGGATGCGGGCGGGCTCCAAGAGCGGCACGCCGTCGTCATCGTAGATGATGGAGCCGTCATCAAGGCGCATGTAGTCGCCCTGGGACAGCGCCGGCACGATGTCGCCGGTCTTGTCGTCCTGCACCATGAGGAAGTTGCCTTCCTCGTCCAGATCGAACTCACCTCGCCGTTTGTTGTCTTGGAAGACGGGCGTATAGCCCACCTTCACCGCGCCAAGCGCGAAGAACGAGCTAAGGACACTTAGGCGTACCTGAAAATGGCCATTGCCTTCTTTGTAGCGGTAGTTTAGCCAGTTCTCCTTAGCCAACGCTCTGTCGCGCGAGATGTCCACCAGAGCGCCCGTTTCATCTTGGGCGAGGATTGCTTTGCGCTCTCGGACATAGAAATGGGGGCGGCTGAAAATGAGGGACGGTAGCGCCGCACGCACCGAAGCGAAGATCTTGTTCACGACCACATGGTCGCCGGCCATGTCGCCAATCGAGTCGTAGTGCTTGCCGCAGTACATCTCGACGCCCCGCTGCCAAATCTTGAGGCTGTCTTGACGCTTGGCCTTGGCGCGGGCGATGCGGGAGCGCCAGATGGATACCTCGTCGCGCTCTTTCTTACTGATCTGCGGCAATCGTTCCTACCTTGGGTGTTCCCCTCCGGGGAGCGCGGGTGGAGCGGGGAGGGTCACTCTGGCCTGCCTGGGAGGTGGCGGCCGAGGCGTTCTCCCCGGAGGGGAGTCCACGCCGAGAACGCATCCACTCCAGACGCTTCTCGGACATGAACGTGACGAATTCGTTCTCGCGTTCCTTCTGCTTCTGCCGGAAGGACGCGATCAAGTCCTTCTCTCGCTGAGTCCACTCCCTCATGTGAGCCTCACAAGCCTTGCAGGCTAGCGTGGCGCCATTTTCGGCAATCATGTCTGCTTGGCGGGTGGTGAACTGAAGGCGCTCGTACACCTCGCCGCAGTAGTCGCAAGAGAAGGTCACTGCCATGTTAACGGTGTATACACCGAAAACGTCCTACTTGTCAACCCCCAGCACGATTGGGGGGTTTACAATCAGGCGACGAACTGACCTACGCGGGAGGTGCGGGTAGATTCCCGCAGTATCTTCTGACGGATGTACTCGACCGAGCCGACGGGCGCAGTCATGCGGAATTGCTCAGGTTTGGGGCGGGCGCACTCGCTGTACTTGTAGGCATCCCAGGAGTCGTTGTCGCGGTCCACAAGCTCCTCACGCAGGTTGTGGTTCTCCTGCTGGCCGGGGCTCCACTCCTTCCACCGCAGCTTCTTCCACTGCTCGATGTGCATGGTGCAGTTGCGGAACAGTTTGAGGCGGGGTGCCTCCATGTCCTCCCAGTAGAAGTGCTTGAGGCGCTCGATGGCGATGTCGTCGGCGGCCTGCCCCTTAACTGGGGCCGGAGTCAGGTATACGCCCTGTTCACGGAACAGGTCGGCAATGGAGGTGTAGCCACCCGTAGGAAGGGTCTGGTTGCGGTTCCACAGGCTGGGGTCGGCGTAGATGCGGCTGCGGACAGACCCCCAGTAGGGGTTATCCTTCATGACTTTGGCGATGCCCACAACGCCGCCAAGTTGCTCGCCCGTGGCCGCCACCTCGCTCACCACATAGCGGTTGCCGTCAGGGTCGATGGCATAGACGCCGAAGACGGTCTTATTGCGCTTGCCGTAGTCGAAGCCGGCGTCGTAGCGCCACCCGATCTGGTGGTCCTTGGGGATGGGGTCGCAGGTGACCAGGTGGGCGTACTTCTCAAACTCAGGGAACAGCCGCGTGCCGGCGATGACGTCGAAGTTCATCTCCATGTGCTGCTGCCAGTGGTGCCCCTCGGTGCCACCAGGATAGGTGCGGGTGAAGTTTTCGAACCACTCCAGACCGTCCCTCTGGGGGTCTTTGGCGGGGTCGGCTGAGTAGTGCAGCCACGTTGTCTGGACGTTGGAGGCGGAGCGGCTGGTCCACATGCCCCTGTCTACCGGCTCCTTGTCGTCGGCGCCGATACGGACCTCCTCGGAGAAGTCTGAGGGCATACGGACGGTGGAGATGCCTATGTAGCGGTCGGAGCAGGGCAGGGCGGCGGCGAATCCCGCCTTCCAGAACTCCTGGAGGCTTGCTTCATCGTCAACGCACAGCGTCAGCACGCGGGATTCCACATGCGCCGGCCCCTGCGGCACCGCCTCTACGATGGACCCGTTGGGGTAGACCGCCTGCCCGTGGGTCCAGTTGATCTCTTGGCGCAGGAAGGGGGCTAGGTGGGTTTCGATGAAGGATAGGCGGGCCACGTTCGTGGAGCCTTGGAAGACCATCTTGACGGCATCGTCTTCCTTCTTGGAGCGGAACAGGATGAACTGGTGCGGGTGGAACCGGGCAATCCATGAGATGTATGCTACGGCAAGCCACGAGATCGTCAACTGGCGGCTTTTGACCACGAACTGGACCGGCTCCCCCTCAATCCACTGCTGGAGTTGGAACCGGATGTACTTCTTGTCGGGGAAGGGCTTGACCGGGTTCTTGCGGTCGCGCTCATCGCGGGTGTTGACGTGGTTGAAGATGTAGTAGGCGGCATCCTCCCGGCACTTGGCCTCCTCGCGTTCCCACGTCTTGGCTAGGAGGATGTCGAGTTCAGTTGGCATCTCGTGTGAATAGGCCCTTGATCGACTCCCACAGGGAACCCCTCAACGGCGCATATGCCGCCGCCATGCACTCGGCTTCGATTCGCCCAACAAATTCCTGAGCAAACCTCTCGGCCTTCTGGTCAGCAAGCCACTCCCGAAACGCTCTCTCTGTCTCAGCCTTCATACATCCACCTACTCAAAGAGTTCGTAGCCAGATAGCCCACTAGCCCTCTTTTTCTCTGAGAACTCAGCCATGACCGCATAGAGATAGTCTAGGCCATTCGAGCTAACCGGCTGGAAATCATCGAGATGCAGTATGTTTTGGATGTACTCCAGGGCTAACTGGAAAACTTGGTCGGCGTCCCTCTTGTTGATGCGGAAACGCAGTACGACGGGTCGCCACTTGAAGCACCGATCAGCAGCAGGCATCAAGCCGGTGATCTCAAAATCGTCATTCGCAAGCGGGGTCGTAACCCAGTCTGTGTCTTCCACCCTCCCGAATCTCACCCCGTCGCTCACGCCTCTACCTCCTCGAACTCTACTTCTTTCGGTTTGTCCGGTATGGTGATAACGAAGTTCCATCCATATCGCTCATTGGCACAAAGACCATTGTGTCCATTCACAAACCCCTCACCACTAACCCACTCGGCCCTGCACGATGCACAAACTGTCATCAACCTACCTCCTCAAACTCCACTTCCTCGGCCTCTCCCAGCCCCAGCTTGCTCAACTCGTCCTGCTCCAGATACTTGCGCAGTTCCGCAGTCTTGTCCGCAGCCGACATCCCGCCTAGCAGCTTGGCATGGTGCTCGTGGGTGATCGTGCCCGTCACCCGTACCGTGGACTCCTTCTTGAAGTCAGGGTCATGGGCGGTCTGCAAATGGCGCAGCATGGTGGTGTCGGGCTTGACGGGGGTAGCCACCTCCTCCCCCAGCGCCAAGGCCGCCCCCGTCTCCCGCAGCCGCCCTACCAGCCGCTCCTTGGCCTGCTCATCTATCTCCTTGAGCTTGGCCTTGAACTCCGGGTCGCGCCGCCACTCCCGATAGGTAGCCCACGGCACCTCAGCAGCGTTACAGGCGGCGTCCACCGAGCGGTGCCGGCGGGCGTACTGCTCCAAGAACTTGTTCTGGCGGGCAATTTTGGAGCCAGGAGGCCGCCCACGCTTGCCTTTGACCTTAACCTTGGGGTTGTCGCGCGCCGCCATCTCAGTTCAAGTCTTGCGCCGCCACCCCTGAGTGCTCACGCTGCATGGTAGCAAGGTAGCTCGCCCGCGTCCGCTCGTAGGCCACAGCCTCCCACTGAAACAGCCACAGCGACGCCCAGACGCGGATAAACTCGAAGTCCACGATGGCGCGCATGGCCGCCTTGTAGGGGTCCTCGTAGCGGGGGACGGGGCGGTAGGCGTCAGACACAGCGCAGCGCCTCAAGGACTTGCTGATCCATACGCCGCTGGAAAGCCCGGGCAAGGGAGGTGGCGTGACCCGGCGCAAGGGCTCGCCGCTGTGCCTCTGTCTCCCGAAACGCTTCCCTTACAGTCTCCGTATAACGCCCAAGAGCCTCCGTTGCGGTGGCTGGCACGTCCACCAAGGCGTGCTGCGGCGCGCGGTTGAGCGAACCCCCACCCGGCAGCAAGGCAAGCGCCGGCAGGGCTGATAGGAATTTCAGGAATCCGCGCCGTTTCATCATCCAATCTCCTCCCGGTGCCACCACACAAAGCACAGCAGCCCAAAGAACAAGCACCCGCCGCTAACCCACACCGCCATCGCCACTTCCTGCCAGGTCATCAGCACCCCCACCCAGAGTCAGCAACAGCCCACGCCACCAGGCCGGCCACAGCCACCAGCCCGCCCACAAGAAAGCCCACAAAGAACCACATCATGCCACCATCCATACCACACCCCACGCACACAAGTCAACACCTTTAACCCCACCCCCATTCGCTCCATTGTAAACCATACTCCGTTGTCCGGTTTACATCTTGGACGTTTCGGGCAAAAAAGCCCGCTCGCGCTTCGCGCTCAGTAAGCCCCATACAGCCCCTCTACGGCCCTCCAGGTGGGTACGGATAGGGTAGCCCCACCCACGCGCTATTAGGCGCACAAAGGCCAGCTAGCGGGCTAGTTTCGGGCGCTGACGCACGGGTCCGACGAAGGAGGCGGCTCTGGCGGATGGGTTGTGAATTTTCTGGGAGGGGACTCTAGCCGCCCCCGCCGACCCCTGGGCGACCCCCTCCCCCCTGGGTGGCCCGGCTCGCGGCGCGCGGCGCGCGGTCTCGGGCTCGCGTGGCGCGCGCTTGGGCGTGTGCTCGCGGAGCGCGGCCACGGGCGGGCGCGTGGCGCTCGGGGGCGGGTGGCTAGCAGCGGCGGCAGCACGGCGCGGCAGCAACGGCAGCAACCCAGTGGCGCGTGGCGTCCCGTGTGCCGTGCGACCCAGCTTGCCGCGCTTCGCGCGGTCCCGTGCTACCCGTGGCACCCGCGCTCTGTGTCCCGTGCCCCGTGTCCCGTGTCTAGCTATACATGTAGGGCAGCAAGATTGGCGGCGGTGGCGGCGTCTGGCCACGCGAAACCCTAGCGTTTCCGCATACTTGCAACTATTTTGCCTCACTTGTCGCTTTTCGCTTGCATTGTCGTGCTTTGTCGTGCGACCATGTATCCATGAAAACGCACCGAACAGCCTACTGCCCCACCTCAGGGCTCACCATCACTTCAACCGAGTACACCCAACCCGCACGCGACGGCCAACCCGCGCGGCGCATGTTCGCTATTCGTGTTGGCTCCAATTGCGTCAACGTGACTTCGGACAAGCGCGACGCGGGCGTGCTGTGGCGGCAACAGTGCAAGCGGTACGGCGCGATTGACGCGCGCCAGTTTAGCCGGTTCTAGGCACCATCACACGGGCGCAACGCCAAGGAGCAAAGACCATGACTACCCAGAACACCACCACCGAAGCACGCCGAGACAAATGCACATGCACGCACGGGAACCGGGAGGCGTTCGCCTGGGCAGAATCCCGCGAGGGATGGCACGGCGAGGAATGCGATCTCTGGCAGCCCGTACACACCACCGCCATCGACCAGAACGAAACCATCTGAACCGCGACGCAGGAGGGGAGACACCATGCAAATCGATATCGAATACACGGACACTTTCGGCGGCGAGGCTAACTACGGCTGGGTACGGCGCGCCACGGCGGAAGTTCCGGACTACTCCAGCAACCTCGCAATCATGCGCGCGGCCAAAGCGGAGATGGGATTAACCGGCGTTCGCGGCGAAACGACCGAACACGGAGACGACTTGGAATTCCGCCCTTACGACCGCAACACCGTGCTTTTCGTGACATTCCCCGACTAGCCACCCAACCCATACCCCACGCGCTACGGCGCGGCACCCTGCCCCGGTATCCAATCCGGGCGGGGTTGGGGCAGTAGAGGCGGCGTGGGCCGTCTATAGACGCAAGGGAGCGCAATCTATGAGAATGACCGAGGATACTTTCCAAGCGTTCGAGGCGGCGATTGCCGCGACTCCTGACAATCGCGACGCATACCGCAACGCTGGGCTTAGCCCGATGCGCTACCGATGGGACCGGATTAGCGCCACCCCATACGACGCCACCGTCGGACGCGCCTACCGTGAGGGGCTGAACGACGCTCATATCGACACTGCGTTGCGGCTCATCACCGATACCGGCGAGGCTTGGTAGGTAATCGCAGCAGCGTAGGCGGCGGCGGATAGTCGCTGTGATGGGAGCGAAGACGATGAGCGAAGCAACAGTGGAATATGCAGACACGACCGACGCCGAGTGGCGCGAGCGTCCGATTGACGTCCGGCCGTACCTCACCGTGCACGGCTACACGAAGCAATACGGCGCGCCGTCGTCGTGGATGGTGCGCCTGGATGGGTCTAAGGTCTGGCGGCGGGTCTATATCTACCAGATATCCAACGCCGGTAGCGCTTTTGTCCGTGTGGCGGGGCGCAAGCTGTTTGTGCCGGACCACGCGTTCCCCACGTCCTAGCAATGCAGAGCGACGGGGGCGGCGGCCCCCGGTAATGCAGCAACGCCCCGTCGCAAGCCGGGGGAGCTAGCCAATGGAGGAATGAGCATGACATATCGCCAACTAACCGACCGACTGGCGGCAAACGCCGTTACAAGCGCGGTAGATAGCGCGCGCCACGCCGTAGCCGTTGGCTACGCCACGGACACCGAAAAAACCGCCTATATCCGCTTCATATGCGACAGTATCGAGTATGTTCGCGGATGCGCGTACCGGGAGCTTACTGACGGTCTGGCGTCCCGTAATCTCGACGTGTTGCGCGACTACGCCAAGGGCGGCTACATGACCATTTCGGAGTGGAAGCGGCACCAATCGCTCAACCGGGCAATTGCCTAGCCAACGGCGCGCCTAGCGCGCCACCATCGCACCCCCGCGCGCCTTGACGTTGGCGCGATGGCTCCCGCATGGGGCGGGTCTAAGCGCGGGGAACAGGGAGACAACATGAGCATTGAGCGAACGAAAACCACCGATTGGCGGCCGTTGAACAGTGACGGCGAGCGCATCCGCGCTACCTACGGATTCCACTACCTGAGAGGCGACAGG